TTTCGGAAGTTTTTAACGAGATTGTTTCGAATTGCAAAGTTACGGGCAGAAACCCCAGACGTTGGAGTACCGACATCGACAAAGATATTGAACTGACAACCATCTACAATATTCTCGTCGATTAGCAGACCGTTACCTCCGCTCTGGACATAAACCCCATTTAGCATCATGTCGGTCAGAGCAATGGCGGGATCAACGTATCCGCTTCGAGAAAGGCGACTGCCAAATCCGTAATTCGAGTATTTGGAGGTAGCTGCCAATGTCCGGGTGACAGTGTTCCCTCGGATAGAAACGTTGAAAAGACCCGCATTGACTGCGCTGCCTTGATCCGTAGCTTTGGTGTATAGATAGGGCCAGGGGGCCACTACGGACCCGCCTACGGCAGTCTCTACAGTGTCTTTGGCCGCGAAAGCTTTGCCGCTGACGTGGATAGCCCGAAAACCGGAGCCGGACAGATTTGAAAAAACGGTGCCGGTGAATCCGTCTACTACATTGTTGTTGGCAACGGTTATGCTTAATCCAGCTGTGTGACCTTCGGCAAAAGTGTCTTCGGCTTGACCTACCAAAATTGCCCGGTGGATGGCACGATAAATGTTATTGTTCGAGATTACCGTTATTTTAGCGCCTAGTGCCGCAATACCTTGGGAGTCGACCAAGGTATTTCCGTAGATGAGCGAGTTTGTCTCAATCATCGGG